ACGGCGATAACCCGAGTTCGAGTCTCGGCGGGATCACCATTTGGCACTGTAGTTCAGTTGGTTAGAATGCCAGCCTGTCACGCTGGAGGTCACGGGTTCGAGCCCCGTCAGTGTCGCCAAACTTTTACCATAGGGGCAATCTCTCCCCTACTCTTTTATATGCGGGTCATTATTGGCCCGCCCTCTCTCTTTTTTTGATTGAAGTGATAAAGTGAAAATGTGATGATGCGATAAGGAGGTGTGGCAATGCCACCAAAGAAAAAAGTCGCAACTAAAAGTGCAAAGAATTCTGTAAATGGAGATATTAAAGTTTATCGTTGCTGTACATGTGGCAGAGAAGAAACAATTCCAGACAGAAAATTTTATAAATTAACTTATTCTCCTGATCATAAAGGTAATGATTCATATGCACATATATGCGTTGATTGTGTTAAAGAAGAATTTATTAGATTATCTAAGCGATATAGTGATAAATTTGCGACAATTGTTATTTGCGCAAAGCTTAATGTTCCATTTTATAGAAGTTTATATGAATCAGTACATAGAAGTCAGGACGCTTTTAGTTTTGGACATTATATTAGACAGACTAATAATAAACAGTATTCCGGTAAAACATTCGCCCTTACTCTTTACGATGGCGAATTAGAAGTGACCAAGAAAGAATCTGAGGAGGCTGCTGAAGAATTATCAGAAACTAATTGGTCTGTTGATGAAAGACGAGCGAAGAATGAAGTAATTACCATGATGGGATACGATCCATTTGATGGTTATGCTCCTAAAATTAGAAAGAAGTTGTTTACTGAATTACTTGGTTATCTTGATGATGATGAGTTGTTAAGTGACAACTATAAATTAGCTCAGATAATACAAGTTATAAATAATAATTTACAAATAAATCAATATGATGTTGCCATATCTAGATTAAACCCATCTAAAGATGTTGATGAAATTAGAGAACTCAACAAGATTAAAAAGGAGCTTGTTGCCAGTAATGAAAAGATTGCCAAGGAAAATGGAATATCTGTTAAAGGTCGTGGCGATCAAAAGGCTGGCAAAGGTACATTAACTGGATTAATGAGAGATATGCGTGAAAAGGATATTGAATCTGCAGAAGTTAATTTCTATAACCAGTTAATATCCCCTGCGAGTAGATGGGCTGCAGATATAAGTATGCAAGCAATGATTGATAATATTCAACTTGATGAAAATGATATCAATGATATTATCGAGATGCAGCGTTCTAAGCTTGCGGAGTATCAAGATGAAAATGATGCTTTAAAAGAAGAACGTCGATTATGGAAAGTTGAAGAAATCAAGTCAAAAGAAAAAATTAAAAAACTTGAAGAACAAGTTCTTGCATTAGGTGGTGAATTATTAGATGGCTAAAAAAGTCATATTAACTACCGCAAGAAGAAGATTGTATGAGTTAGATGCTCGTACTCTCAATTATTATAGAAGAAACCCAGTAATCGCCTGTGAAGATTTACTGGGTATTTATTTATCTGATTCTCAAGCTTGGGTATTACAAGCATCTTGGAATACAAGTAAAGCTGTATGGTCTTGCAGTAGAAACTGGGGTAAATCGTTCATGATTGCTATTTATTGTATACTGCGAGCCATACTTTATTCTAATCAGAATATATATATAATTTCCTCGGTTGGTAATCAAGCTAAAGAAACATTTACTAAGATCGAAGAAATTTGTTTGAAAGTTGGTAGAACTGCAGAAAGTATTCCTGATCTTAAAGATATAGTAATGTTTGAGACGGAAGGTAATTCTAAAAACCCTTCTGGTTTTAAACATGATCCCGCTGGATATGAAGTTAAGTTTCATTCTGGGTCAAAAATTGTAACTCTTAATAGTAAGCCGGATAATGTAAGAGGTAAACGTGCGAATCTCATTGTTTACGATGAATGTGCATTTGTAGATAATGAGCTTATCATTGCCACTACCCCATTCGTATCTCAGGATGCTGATGCGAAATACGGTAAAGATGCTGCTAAAGAAAAAGATACTGCATGTAGACAACCGTATAATCAGATAATTATGGCTTCTTCACAAAATACAATTGATTGTTATTTTTATAAAGAATTTAAAAATGTGGCTAAGCAGATGCTGGCCGGTGATAAAACTGTATTCTGTGCAGATATGCCATGTACAACTTCGCTAAAAATGTACATGAAGGGCGAAGAAGTTGCGCCACTTCTTAAGCAAAGTGTAGTTGATGCGGCTATAAAATCAGATCCAGAAAAAGCTCGTCGAGAATATTATAATAAACCTGATCTTACTGGTGGTACAAATCAGATTATTAAATGGAATGTAATGAGAAATAATGAAACTCAAATTATTCCTTATTCTGATTGTAAAGGTAAGAAAATAATTCTCGGCTTCGACCCCGCAAGAACTGGGGATAATAGTATTATGATTGCCATGGAAATTGAAGAAGATCCTGAGTTAGGAATCTGTGGTAATGTCATAGGATGCACAAATTTTATAGATTTAGCATCTGCAAAGAAATACAAACTGGACTCAAACCGTCAACTTGCTGAAATACGTAATATTATTTTAGGATACAATGGTAATAATCCAGATTATGAATATTTAGACACCCTACTTATCGATAGCGGTAGTGGTGGTGGCGGTACTTCTACATACGCCGATCAATTATTAAATGATTTTACAGATGTAAATGGTAAAATTCATCATGGTCTTATAGATGCGTCGCATGATTTATACTCAGGATATCGAGGCCGTTATCCAAATGCTATAGATAAACTTCGTTTGATAAGTCCACGAAAATATAGAACTCAAATGGTTGAAGAATTTATTGAACTTATGGAACTTGGAGTAATTCGTTTTCCATATCAATATAATGGACAAGAGTTTTTAAAGGTTCTCAAGGGTGTTGATCCTGAAACAGATGAAGAGATTATGGAAACATATAATCTTTCTCAAGATGAAATAGTTCATTTAAATCAAATAGACCTAATGAAAACAGAGATATGCTCTATACATAAATCTACAAATGCAGAAAATACGAGTGTTACTTATAGCTTGCCACGTGAGAAGCAGAATATTATGCATGATGACCGCTTCTATACTATGCTTCTTTGCGCACATCGTCTTTATGAACTGCGCCGAGGTAAAACTATACGTGATAATCGTCGTAAACGCGATATGTCGAAATTTGTGCAATTTAGAGCGCCAAAAATCTTTTAGAAAGGAGGAATTAGTTTGGCAGATGGTAAAGGACAGCGTATTGATCCGATTAATTCAAGTGAAACGTCTCAATTATCTGAAAAACAGAAGGAAGATAGTTTACAAAAAGAGAAACGTTATCAGCAATTTCGTCAGATAATGTACGCTGCCACAAATCAATTACAATTTGGAAACCTGCTTAAGACAGTTACTCCAACATATACTCAGTATACTAAAGAAAATTATCGTACATATATTCAGAATCCGAGTAGAAATGAAAAGGATATTAGAGCAATGTCACAGTTTTTAGCTCGTGTTTCTATGCCATATAGACGTATTTTATGGTATACTGCTACAATTTATTCTTTCTATTGGAATTTAATGCCAAAGATTGATATTTCAGATCTTCCTGATGAAGAAGATTTAATGACGGCTTACAATGAAATGTGTCATAATATTGATAAACTTGAAATGCCGTTAGAAATGACAAATATTCTCTATTTTATGCTTAGAGATGGAATATTTTATGGATTTTTATATGAAGATGATGAATCAATCTTTATTCATAGATTAAATCCAGATTATTGTAGACCAGTCCAGATTGAGGCTGGTGTTTTAAATTTTGCATTTGATTACAGTTATTTTAAGAAATATCCAGAAGCGCTTGAAACGTGGGATAGCTCATTCCAATCCGGATATAATGCTTACGATAAAGATAATACAAATATGCGTTGGCAGATCCTCGATCCTGAAAGAACAATTTGTATTAAAGCAGATCCTGACTTAGATGAAATACTTCCCTTCTTTGTTGGTATTTTTGAGGCTCTTATTGATCTTATTGATGCTAGAACATTACAACGTAATAAAGATATCATTCAGAACTATAAGTTAATTACTCAGAAGATTCCAATCTTTAATGATGATGGTGCAAAAACAACCGACGATTTCAAATTAGAATATGATACTGTAATGAAATTTGCAAATGTGCTTCAGGAAAGTGTTCCTGCAGCGGTTGGAGTTGCTACTACTCCAATGGAAATTGACACTATAGATTTTAAAACAGATGATAACAGCAGTGACTTAAATGCAGCTTCGATGCGTCAGATTTTTGACGATTCTGGTGTATCCCAACTTTTATTTAATTCAGGTTCTACAGGATCAACAGGTGTTGATGCTTCTGTTAAAACAGATGCTGCTCTCACCTATCAATGGGTTAAGCAAATTGAGCGCTGGGTTAAGCGTTTTATCAATTATCGTAAAGGGCAGATTTCATTTGATTTTGAAATTTTAGATGTGCATATATGGAATAAGGAC